GAGGGTATTTTTGAATTGTCGCACACCATGCACGCCCATTTGAAATGCCATATTTAACAAGACGGCTTGCCGTGGTTCATCAAGAGTCTTAAAGAACGGTAAATAATGTGTAAGACTTTCATAGACCCCATTTATGTCGTTTGCAAGCAAATACTCCGCCTCGTCTTTTGTGATGCCACCATTCTTTTCTTTGTCAATGAGCCGACCATATCCAATGGTTAAATAGCCTAACGAGTCTTTATAAGCGTGGCTAACAAACCCTTCATGACGTCTTAGCTGTTTAGTCGTTTTGGCTATCAAGTTTTGATTGCTTGAGGACTCTGGCGATGGGGCTTGCAACGATACAGACAATGGCGATGACTCGGAGGATTTCGTCACCGACTTGGTTTGTGATTTGGTCGGGAAGAATTTGGATAACAGTTGCGATAGCATTAGGAAAAGCCTCCAACAAAGTTAAGATTGTGCCACCAATGATAGATAGCCGTATCGACCACCATTTAGACCAATTCTTTGAATCGTCAACAAGTTTCATACGGCTTGCCCCCTAAAGTATGCAATGCCATCTAACACGGCGCAAAATTCGGGTTGAATTAAACGCCCATTAACAATAGTTAAGACTGCGAAGCCTGAACAATGGTTCTTTGGCGAGTCTTCCCCATAGCCCATATGGTCACCGTCAACCTCTGCTAATGTGCCTGTGTCTACGCCCCAGCGAGTTCCGTTGTAATCGCTCACAATTATTGCTTGCAAACGATGTAGATGGCCTGTCACGATTGACGTGCCAGCTTTCAAAGAATTATTGTATGCAGCATGCAATCCGTTGTGGTATCTATGCTTTATCATAAGATTCTTGTTAATCATTACAGACATACAGAATAACCAACGTGGGAAGTGGTCTTTAAGCGAAAAACCTTTTATGCCTTCGTATTCAGGTGCAAGGTTAGCTAACTTAGACTCAAACCTTTGGTCGTGATTTCCCAGGGAAAAAATACACTTAGCTGAACCCGCCACTTTTTCAATCTCACCTAGTCGGTCTGCGACTGCTTCGATTTCTTCCTTGACGGTTGGCATCTTAACCGTTGACCACGATGCCTTTGGGTATCTTGAGATGCTAGAACCATCTACCGCATCACCGTTCATCACAACAATGTCGGGCTTATGTTTCTTGACTAGCTTAACAAACGCTTGATGGGCTACGGAGATTTCATCAGGCCAATAATGTGCATCACTTGCTACAAAAATAACGGCATTTTCTATGTCCACGTCCATGCGTGACATGTGGTCACGAACGTAATATTCTTGGGAGTTTGGACTGTTGGATATTAAACGAATCTTATACTTATTTTCAAGATTGCGTCTGCGCTGATGGATATTGCGAACATCAACGCCAATTTTCTTGCTAATTACTGTAGGTGATTTTAGTTGATTCCATAAGTCAATAAATTCATAATCAGTCAATCGTTTCATGCAAGACCTCTTTAACGTTTTAAGAAGCCTTCGATGACAACAGCGGTCACCAAACCGACAACAATCCAAATGAGTTTATCTACTAGTCTAAAGACCGCACCACGACTAACAGTAATTTTTTCTACCTCTGATACCCTGTCTTCAATATTGTTTTGCCGTATGTCATAGCCATCCATGCGGTTAAACAAAGTTATCATGCGTTCTTCCATTCTTGCGAGAGACACAACGGCTTCGGACAATTTGTCTAGCTTGAGTTCGATTCGTGCTAACCGTTGTTCTTCCATACGTCACCCGTAAATTATAAAATTATAAACTAAACTTAACCCCAGACTCGTCTTGGGCTTATAGGAAAGACTGAAAATAATTCTAACAAACTTGCGTCTTCATTACCTACTACCCGTACATTTACGTGCCAGCCGTCATATGGCACGGGTTCAGGAGGGTTCTCAGGGTCAACGATTTCCTGTGGCTCGTATATCACACCGATTGTGTCGATGTTGGCGTAAAGAGGTTTGGTGAGGTCAGGTACAAGGATAATGATTTCCCCGCCTTCTTCATCAATAATGATTTCCTCTTTCTTGCCGTACAGGGTTTCAAAGGACTCAGCTTCGTCAGCATATTTTAAATATAAATCAATCATTGTAAGACTCCGTTAATTTTGATTGTCCAGTTTTTACCCTTTAGTGAGGTAATCGCATCGGTTGTAGGTGTGGTTAATGCACCTGTAGCTACGTTGTAGTCAATTGTAATCTCTGTATTGCCAGCGGGTGCTGATGTGCCTGATGTGTCGATAGATACTAAGATGTTTTCTACTGAAGTGGTGGTGAGAGCAAAGCAATTGTCCCAAGTTAAAGAAAAACAACCAGACAGCGGAGTGCCAGTCCAAGAGTCAAAGAAGTTAGCTGGAAAATCTGTCATGCTAGTACAGCCATACCAACAGAGAGTAAAGTTAGTACCCAAATTCATGTTTATAAGAGGAAAGCTAGTTAGACTAGTGCAATCTCTAAATGTTGTTGAAAAGGTAGTGCCAGCTGACATATCCACCAACGGAAAGCTAGTCAAACTAGAGCATCCACGCCAAGTTTGAGTAAAGTAAGTACCCGAGCTCATATCTATCAACGGGAAAGAAGTTAATCCAGTGCAACCGCTCCAAGTTTGAGTGAAGTTATCAACTGAACTTGTATTTATCAATGGGAAAGATTGAAGTTGGGCGCAATTAAACCAAGTACGAGTAAAATTTGTTGCTGAACTAGTATTTATCAACGGAAATGATTTGAGTTGACCACATCCGTTCCAAGTGCCGTCAAAATTTGTGCCTAAACTAGTGTCTATTAACGGAAATGATGTAAGGCTAGAACATACGTGCCAACTTAAAAAGAAGCTAGACAATCCAACAAATGTAGCATCTAAACTTTTTAGATTTGTACAGCCATAAAACACACCATTACAATCGACAAGCATATTACTAGGTGCAGAACCAACCCCCACAACCATTGGCGCATATGTTGCTTCTGAATTAATTCGAGGTCTAAACCAAGTGCCCGTCATCTGCCTAAATCTAATCGTATGTGGGCTTGCATTCGTAAACGTATGTACAGCAGTAGTAAGTGTTTCAACCGTACCATCACCCCAATCAACTTGTATAGAACCGTCTGTCGAAAAGCTCGGCAATGCAAACGTAGCACCTACAATGCGCCAAGACCACCAACCGTCATTCTCGACCACAGCGTTGATTTCGTCTTGGGGCACGTTGTTTGGGTATACATACAGTCTCTCTATAGGCACATCACCGTTTAGGGTAACAGTACCAGTAGATACGCTTGTCACACCAAAGGGCTGAGAGATAGCTGTAAATTCGGCTGTGTTGTATGCGTCTACGTTTGTGAGTAGGAATGAATCTGCGGCTCGTGTGACTTGTGAAGCTACGGTTTTTATGTAGGAGGTCGGGAAGGCGTTTGCTTCGAGTTGTGCACCCCATAGGTAGATGCCTGAGTATCCGTCTCCTGTGTATGAAGAAAGAAGCGAAGATGTTCCATTATTAATAACCAAATTAAAATTAGATATTGCTGTGGATGTTGCCGTTACGGTTATGCTACACCGATAAAAACCATTCCCAACGTTAGTAATAGTTGCTGTTGTAGTGGTCGAAATATCGCTAATAGTTCCAGCGTTTAAGTCAAAAATAGCACCTTTGTTGGCTCCAAAACCCGTAGAGCTAGTTACAAGCACTAACCTTCTTGTACTCGCAGATTTAGCAAAAACAGTAAAAGTGTATAAAACCCCTGACGTAACCGCAACCCCACCACCAATTGTTAAATAATGAAGGTCTGTTGCTGTATTTTCAACCAACTTATCGCCAGTCAAAGCTCCATCAGGAGCAACAACAGTATTAGAAGTTATGGTTAATCCGCCTTTTACCCAACTCGCATTCGCAAAATCCTCACTATACTTAACCAAATTCGTACCTTGCGATTCCCGTATCAAGCCTGTACAAGCACCCGTAACAGGGTCATAGCCAACACGAGCAACGTTATCAGGAGCAGTCTGCAATACACCGTTCTCATCATAATACGTTGCTACACTTGCTCTGCTAGATGCTACTCGTGGGTCTAGTACTTCTGTGTTCGCTATGTCAATAAGTAACTGTGGGCGAACGGTAGGGTAATTCTGTGAAATAGACATATTTATTCCTTATGCGAGTGTCAGCGTAGCCGAGCGAACAGTACCGTCTGAGCCTTTTACTTTGACGACTAGAGTGGTGTCATTCGTTAGCTGAAAGACCATATCACCAAGACCTGTTGGAGTAGCCGTAGCAGTTGGGTTAATGACTACTGCGTCTGTGTCTTGATAAGCCAAGTCCCCCAAGTCACGATTGCGACTGACTTGATTAGGTGCGTCACCGATTAGTTTAATTATGCTCATGATGTCATTTCCTGTAGTTCTTCGTTACTTAGACGGGCGGGGAAGTAGGAGAGTTTTTTGACCCAAAGACTTGTTCTTAGTGCAATACCAGAAGAACCACCAATATCAAATTGTGTACTCGCAGGTATGTTGGCTATAGAATCTACAGCTAAGTTTGAACCGTCATATACGCTTGCAATATCGTTAAATTTGTATACTAAGCCAATCTTTTTGTACACATTAGCTGACGATGCGCCAACATCAGTTGTGGCTTGTGCTGTGCCGTTATAGTCAATTCGATAATTATTAGTTCCTGCTCCGTACTGTCGAATGGCTATTGAGTTAGTTGAACTTGAGTTTAAGCTAAACCAATAATTCCAACCTGCCGTAGGTACACCAACTGGTGCGAAATCCGCATACAACGTACCTTCACCTTGGTTATACCAATCACTAAAGTTAGCACCCGTCATTGACGCTGAGTCTGCACTACGAGTCACCTGAGATGCTTGAGTTTTTATATAGGAGGTGGAAAAAGCGCCTGCTTCTATCTGTGCGCCCCAGATGTAATGGTAATCATTAGCTGAAGCCCCAGAACCAAGAAAGCCAGCGTAAATTGTTCCGTTTCCAGCAGTTGCCCCTCTAGTTGAAACTAATCTGTACCAACCATTGCCTACACTAGTAATGGATGCTGATAAATTATTTGCACCTAAAAAAGAAACCTCTCCTGTAGAAAGATTAAAAACAACGTTGTCTGCGCCTGAAGCACCAGAAGTATTTAACGAGAAAAAGCTCCCAACTCCTTGTTTAACATACAAACTTAAAGATGAACTTGTTACAGCTATACCTCGTTGCACGTACCCTGCGCCAGTAGTAGCTGTAATTGTGTCAGCAGTTAAAGTACCATCAGGCGCAACAATAGTGTTGGATGTTATTGTTACATTAAATTTACCCCAATACGCATTATCAAACTCCTCAGAGTAAGTAACCAAATTAGTCCGTTGTTCCTCAATCAGCAATCCCAAAGACTCTGTAGTAGTCGGGTTGTGGTCAAAGCGAGCAACGCCACTAGGGGCTGTTAAGAGTGTTGGTTGATAAAGTGTAATCGGCTGAGTAGTAGTCGGGGTGTATGAGGATACTGCGCTACGCTGTTCGACTTGTGCGCCCCAGATAAAAGCACTAGGACTATAGTTGTGGATGAAAAGTGTTGATAAACCTGCGTTATTTGTCCAAGAAAATGTGCAACGATACCAACCACTACCTACATCAGTTATTGTTGCCGT